CCTTGGCGAAGTGCACTCCTCGGTCACGGACATGGCCGACACCATCGACACGCTGAAAGAAGCGGTCGAGACGGAGAAACAGGACGAACAGGAAGCGGCGGCCATGCTTGGCGATGCGTATGGCATGGACCCCGGACAGGTCATGGACGTACTGAACGCGGCGGCCGACGGGGACGCCGATATGGAGTCGATGGGCATGGAAATGGCCGAATCCGAAGAGGAGGACGACGACGAAATGGAAGCCTCGGAAGGCGAATCCGGCGGCGGTGGTGAGTCCGTCGAGAAACGCACCGAGGATGCCCACCTCGAAAAGGGGCATGACGGTGAGGGCGTCCGCGAGACAGAGGCGGCGAAGAACACCGAGGCGTCCGGCGGGAGTGCCGGGATGCCGTCGTATCGCGCGGCGGCGACTGAACGAACGCGACACGGAGGAAATCTAACAATGAGTACCAACCTTTCCCACGGCGGACAGGGGCCGGTGCGGGGCAAGCAGTACATCAAGAAGAACAAAGATCGACTGTACAAGCGGTCGTTCGGTGACCTCGACGACGGGACTATCTACCGCGACCCGGCGGGGTGGAAGACCGGCAACGGGGAAGCCATCGAACTCCAGAAGGATCGCTTTGAACAGTTGGCCCGCGAACCCGTGGCCGAACTCGGGGGCGCGACCATCCTCGAAAAGTGGAACGACCTACAGCGCAAGGGCTTCAGTCTTGCCGAGACGACCAAAGAGATTCGGAAGAATCTCGACACGGGCGACTGGACGCTTCCGCTCGACATCATCCCCGAGGTGTTCGTGGTCAATCCCGAACAGCTCCCGATGGCCGACATGATGGCGCGTGTCACCACGCAGGACGACGAAGTGGTCCCCACGCCGCTGACGGACCACCCGAGTATCAGTCACGGTCTCGAAACCACGAACGACACGGAGGGGAGTTACGACTACTCCGATCCGACCTACGACGACACGGTGTCGTTCGACGTAATCGGCTACGGCGCGGCCACGCGACTTGAGGACAAGCTCATTCTCTCGTCGTCGAACCTGCGGAATGCCGAGTCGACTCAGGAACAGGCCTTCGTTCGGGCCATGCGGCAGGAGGAGGAGCGCCAGATCATCCTTGGCACCGACAACAACGCCAACGGGTTCGTCGGGTTCAACGACCTGATTAGCAATCAGGATGGGGCCGTGGTGGCTGACCTTGGCGACCCCGATTCGGCAAGTTCCGACGACTTCGAGCAGGCAACCCGTGACGTAATCGACGCCGCCGAATACGCGGGCGCACCGCGCGACAGTCTCGCCGTGGTGTGTGACTTCGACTGGCACAAGGAAGTCCGCAAGTCGCTCGTCTCCCAACAGCGATACGAGGGCAACATCTCCGAAGTCGGGGCCGGATTCTCGGCTATGACGCTGGATGACGTGCCAATCATGAAGTCGCACGCAATCCCGCGCGTGTTCGACCGTGCCGACGGGTCGACCTACAATCAGGTCTATACGGTCAACATGGACGCTACCTACCTGTCCATGCTTCAGGAGGTACAGGTCAAGCCGCTGGCTCGCGTGGGTCCTCAGGAGCAGTTCAGCGTGGACGCGTACGGGACGCTCACGTCGGAGGACAACGGCGCACACATTCAGGCCTACACCGTTAGTCCGGTGGCCTGATCACGCCGTAGCCCGCTACTTCTTTAGCAATACGCCCCGATAGCGGTAGCCATGACGCACTACTACGCGGGGCGTTCGGGCGACCCGATTAGCGAGGCGCTTGTGCATACCGACCGCGACTGTCCCGACATTGACGAGGAGTCGGGAGGCATCCGACCGATTGCCGACGCGACGGTGGAGGCACTTGCGGACGTGACACTCTGCGGGGCGTGTTCCGGCGCGGACGTAGGGGCCGAGACGCTGATTAGCGAGGGCGTGTGTCCGTGGTGTGACGGATATTCTGGCGACCACGTCGGGCAACACGCGAGTTCGGCCCATGCCGAACGCTGGCGGGCATTCAAGGGCGAGGACTAAGCGATACTTACCAGTCTTCGAGCATCCGCATTGTCGTTGTGGCGTCACCGGTTCCACCGTCGCATTGTGCAACCAGCGACACGACAGTGTTCTGTCCAAATTGCAGGTCAATATCGGGGCTAATGGCGGCTTGTGCGTTGCCTGTGCCCGGCACTTGTAGCGACCCCTCCCACCCTTTCGTCCCGCCGCCGATGCCGTTGAACGTGCCGTCCGGTGAATACTGCAAGAGCGTTTCCTCGGGATCGACAAGTTCGGGAATGCCCCATGTGAATCCAGTCACGTCCGCGTTCACCACCAACGCGAGTTTTACAGTTTGGTCGATGCCGAAATCAATGTCGTCGACGTTCAGGCGGGCGTTGGCGTCGTCGTCAGGGTCACGCCGCCACGACATGATATGCGTCCATGCACCGTCAGCGATAGTCGTCGAGAATATCGTGGCCGCTGTGTCGCGTTGCTCACTCGGTTGATCACCGAACACCGAGTATTGTCGGCCACCCACTCGCACGTCATAGTCTTCGCCCGTCGCCCCGTTCTCCGCCTCAACACGGATGGGTTGGTTGGGATCCGTGACTGACGTTTCGTCGCTGACGTTGATGGCATGGACCACGACACTTTCCTGCCGGGGGGACGTGTTACGCAGGTCGTTAGAAGTCTGTGAGACGATGGTAAAGAGGATGATACCGTAGCCGTACCATGAGTAATCAATCTGGAAAATAGAGCCGTCTTGAATATCCCAGTCCGTATCCAAAACGGTGTCAATCGTTCCCCGGTTCCAATTCGAGCGATAGACGCGCGTGACTTCGGTCCCGCCTTTCTCGCGGGCGACGAACAACTCGCCTTGATCGCCGTCGTAGCCCCAATAGAATCCGTCATTGCCGTTGAAATAGCCCCACTTCGCTTCGCCTTCGGTCGGCAAGTCGGGGATGCGAATGCCGACGCCCTGCTGTGCGGAATAGCCGGGCACGTACCGCCCGTATTCGGCCGACGTGAGTTCAATCCGCGAGTCCGCCGTGGTGCCGGTTGATAGGACTATCTCTCCCGTAGCCGGGTCGGGGTCTTGGGAGATAGTGCCGCTTCCGGTCGAGTCGGTTTCGTCCCGAAGCGTCGACGTGCCGAAGCTCGACGTAAGGTCAATGACTGTCCGGCGGCGAATGGTCGTCAAGTCGCCAAAGAGTGATTGCGGATCGCCTATCTTGAGGCCCGGCGCGTTGGCATCGGTCCCGACGCGAACGAAGTTCTCCCCGAGTGGGTTGTTGTCGACGAAGTTCGCCCCGTCAAACGATACGTCTGTTTTGGCCGTGCCGATAATATCAACGCCCGTGACCGGCGTGGAGTTGTTGGTAAACTGGAAGCGAAAGCCGTCTAGATTCGTTTCGGACTTGAAAATTTCAAACCCTGCGTCTGCCGCTTCGCCGCCGTATTCACGCACATACGACGCTTTCACTTCCGGCGTCGTCGCTTGCACGTCGTCGGTGAACTCGATTTCAACGCCTTCGGCCGCGCTCGTCTCGTCACTCCCAACGAACACCTCAAGTGACGACCACCCGTCCGTGTCGTACCAATCAGAAGTGAACGTCTCTCCCGCGTTCAAGTCAACCGTTGTCGCAAACAGTTGCCCCGTCGCCCGATCACGCACCCAGTCACCATCTGGTTGTTGCCCGAGAATCGGGATACCCTCACCGCCGGCACCGAAATACTCGTCGTCGAGTTGAAGGCCGTCACCCTGCGGATCGGTAGCGACTGTGACGGCATCCTGTCCGCTGGCTGTTTGGCCGACATAACTTGCCGTTGATCCAGAGGGGAACGTTGAGAGAATGACCGTCGCCTGAAAATCGGTCGTGGTGGCCCCGTTCGTGTACGTAACCCGGACCTGCCGCAACGCCGCCGACGTGGTAAAGGTGCGGAAGCCTTTGCTTGCGTCCGTCGGCGTGTACGTATAGGTCTGTGTTGTGTCGGCGGTCGGGGTAGAATCACCTTTGGTTGTGAACTCGAAAGTTACGCCGTCGTCGGCGGACGGTTCGTCAGCAATGACGAACGCCCCAACCTCAACGAACCCCTCTGTTTGGACCCACTCACTCGAAACCGCCTCGCCCGGATCAAGTGTCTGTGAAATCGTTTCAACGTCACTCGCAACCTTTTGGGTTATCGTCTCCCCGTCGTAGGTTTCCAAGAGCGGCGATATGAGTCCGGCCATACCCACCATTCGCGGGGCAACCCTGATACCGATTGCGGGGGAACGTGGAGTATGGTCACGTCACCAAGCGTCGACGCCGAGGCGTTGCAACCCCTGTCGGAGATTCGGGAGCGCGTCGATTACGACGGCGAATCACTCTTTCAGGATAACGAACAACTCCGCTTTGACGAGTTGCTAGTCCGTCTCGAACGCGAATCTCGGGGTATCTTCATCACGCTGTGGGGCGACGAAACGCCACTCACCGAGACGGGGCGCACGGACGAGAAACGGGCCACCTACGACGCGGCCATCCTCATGCCCTACCCCGTCAACGACGTGACCGAAGTCGAGACGAAACAGTCCCAAGCGGACGA